CAAGATATGCTACAGAGTTATAGCAAATCTATAGAAGTTATGATAGCTGGTTCTGACTTTGCAATATCTTATATAGTCTTGAAAGTTTATTCTTACATGGTTTGGAGATTTTACCACACCATTGACCCCAATGCAGGAGATTATGAGAGGCCTGTACAATATTTGGGGATGCCTGATTCTCACCCTTTGTTCACCTTACTGTGTGGTTCTGATGCTGATATATTGAGGTTGATAAGAAATGGAGTTGATTTGGGTAAATTGATTACATTTGTCAACACCCTTTCTTCAACAATGGATGGTGAAGGCCCAATAAAACCTTTGAAATTTGAGATAAAAGTAAAGGGCATAAAAAGAGGTTTTGAAGACTTTTTGGACTCCTTCAAGCCCATACTAGAAAGCTGGTCAGTTAGGAATGTAAATTATCATAACACTGGGATGAACACTTTGTCATTCTTAAGAAAGTTGAATGATTCTGGATTTGTGGGGAGTTTAGTTAACGAAAGTACTGTAAGAAGGATATCCAGATGTTATTTTATGAGGGTAGGTGATAGTGCCATTACAAGGTTAGGAAATGTTAAGTTAAGTAAAATTTTAGATTCCTTAAGACTTTGTCAGAGTTATTCGAAAGGTTCTAACTCTATAAAGCACGTTCTGTCTGAGATTTTAGGTGAAGAAGACCTTTTAAAGATAGAAGATGAGTTCAACTTGAATGAAGAAAAATCACAATATGTCATAAACTTGATGTCTGAAACTTTAAAGTCACCATTGAGGATTTATAAATATTTGAATATGTTAGGTTTAGAAAATAGGAAAATTAATGAATCACATAGAACTTTAAAACCTACACAAGTACAATTGGTCAAAAGCTCTAGAGTCTTCAGTAGTGATTTCGACCCTGCTTCCTTAGTTTCATACATGAAGGAACCAAATCTGAGGTGGGCATTACAGAACGTAAAAGGGCTGGTTACTTCAGAAGCAGAAGTCATTTCTTTTTTGACAAGGAATGGGTTTGACATAGAACAGGTAGATCCAGATTTATTACTAAGGGTTTGTAGGACTTACGGTCGAGAAAACACTAAAAACATATACTTATATAGTAGGGTGCCAGGTGAAATTAGGCAAATTAAAACTTATTCCGCTTTCTTAACTTTCTTGTCTGTAAATTCCTTTGTAAATAAAGAGATATCTGGGCTTGTTTTAAAAATGTCT